ATATATTATATCAGTTATTATACGTATAAATATGATAATTATTATTTACGTTATATGCACGTATGTTATTATATATGTATCATACTATATGTTACTTATTATTATCATATATGATACTACACGTTAGTATTACGTATAATATCTGTTATCTATATACGTTACATAACGTTAATATTATCATATGATACTATATGTTATTTTAATTATATCAAGTATATATTATATATGTAAAATATACGTTATATTATGTAAATATATGATATAATTAATATACATGATATTTTATCAAGTAAGTTAAGTAACGTATAAGTAACGTATATGTATCGTGCAAATAACGTGTATATAACGTATAAAGTATCATAAGAATAACGTGTAAATTATATAACGTAAAAATAACGTATAAGTATTATAATACTCATACAGGTATCTATGATACCTATATAAGTAACGTATAAATACGTATAAGTTAATTATCGTGTATATATCATGTATGTATCGTATAAGTATCATATGCGTGTATCGTGTAAATAACGTGTGTGTATCAGTATGCTAGCATGTATACCCCTGTATCATACCATAGGGGTATCGGTGTGCGACAATATACTAATCTATTAACACGTATACTACCGATACACACGTATATCACCGAAACATATATACTCATTTACACGTAATTTATACATATCTGTTAGTATCTGAGTAAAATTAAACAGAAGATTAATAGAAATAATAAGTTACACGTATCACATATTATAAACACGTTTCATAACTGAAGCATATTTTTTATTGATATTTAACTGTAACTATCCGAAAACATTAAATAATATCATACTGTATACTCCTGATAAAATTTTCTAATATTTACGATAACTTACAGACTGGGTCACACTTTTTTAACAGCATTAACGATTCCTAACTTACTGTAATCATTAACAAAAACAGATATTTTCAGTAAAAAGTAGACAGATATATATATATATGAGAAGACACGAAAGGAGGTTAGTATGAATCTGATTTCAATCATAACGCTTGTTTTACAGATTACTCCTAAGTTACTTGACGCTATTTTATACGCTGAAAAACTGTATTCAGGTATGAAACAGGGAAAACTAAAGAAACAGTATGTTATGCGTATTATAGAAAACGCAATAGAATCAGGTGAAATTATACATCCCGTTATCTCTGCATATAAACAACAATTTATTAACGCTTTATCTCAGTTTGTTGATTCTCTTGTTGCAATAATGAATGCTACAGGAGTTTTCTCTGATAAAGTAAAGATTGATACTACACCTAAGGAGGGTTAACTGTTATGTTTAAGAAAATTCTCTGTATCATATTAATTCTCTTCACGATAACAGCGTGTAAAAAGAATCTTCCTGTAGCTGATAAGTTAGCGTATTCAGGAAAACTTAACGGAAATTATGTTTCTGCAGATATGCTTGTATCTATGTTTGAAGAAGTTAGAGAGTGTATGAATGCTGATAAATCTATTCCGTATCCTGATATCGAGATTTATTCAGGAGGTAAATATGTTATCTGTAATGATGATATAAGTTACTCCTGTTTCAAAGATAACAAAGTTATCTTACCTCAGGAAACATATGTTTTTGCAATAAAAGACAGTTTCATTCATTATCTTCTCTGGAAAATATCAGGAAATCCTGATTACAATCATGTTTCACCTTACTTTCTCAAATGTACTGATATATCTTTGATGGAGGAAGATAGTATATGACAGCTTTAAACAAATTATTTCCTGAAATTAACTCATACGAAGAGAAAGAGATAAAGATTCTCGAAACTTTCTACAATCATGGATGTAATATCTCTTCAACAGCAAAGAAGCTTGGAATAACGAGAAAAACATTAAAGAAACTTATCGATGAAATTAAAGAAAAACCTGTTTACACAAAGTTTCTCGAGAAACTTGAAGAAGAGATAAAAGGATTCAATGATGAAAAATTTATAAACACACTCTTTCACAGATATGAAAGCGAGTATGAGAAACTGAATAAACTTATCTCTCATTACGAGAAAGCGGGAAATGAAAAAATGTTTCTTCAGTTACTTAAACTAAAACACAGTTTAATGGCTGTACAGTTAAAAGCTACACTAACCTGTAAACAGTTAAATGAAGATAAACATACTCCTGATATAAGTATACAGTTTAGAGAATTGTATGATGAAGCTTTACAGGAATTAGAAGATAACTACAGCAATCACGGAGTGAAACAATGATAGCTGATGTTGTACTTGTTATATGGGATGATGTTTGTGCTAACAGTTTGTGGTCAACTGAAGTTTTAACTCCAGTTTCCTGTTATGCTGTAGGAATAGTTGTTGAAGATAACGATTCTTTTCTCACTCTTGCTGGAGGAATAGCACAGGATGATGATTATTTAACACAGATATCTATTCCGAAAGGAATCATCAGAAAGATAAAGAAATTAACGAAAATCAATACGGATGATTTACATGAGTTATAACGAAAAACTAAGAAAACAGCTTAAACTTCATGAAGGAGTTTATTATTCAGTTTATGATGACCCTCTCGGTATACCTACGGTAGGAGTCGGATTTAACTTATTAAGAGAAGATGCACCAGTAAAACTTACTCTCATAGGTGCTGATTATAAGAAAGTTAAAGAAGGTTTACAGACATTAACACCGAAACAGGTTGATATGTTACTTGATATGTGTATTAAAGAATCAGAAGAAACAGCAAGAAAACTGTTTCCACAGTTTGATTCATATGATGATGTAAGAAAACGTGTAATAGTTGATATGATATTTCAGCTTGGAGAAACAAAATTCAGTCAGTTTAAAGTTTTAATATCGAATATCAGAAACAGAAGATTCGATTTAGCTTCTCTCACTATGGCACGGTCGAAATGGTTTCTACAGTCAGGATACAGGTCTATCAGATTAACTGCAATGATGTTAACGGGAAAAGATTTAATAGATTAGGAGTATGTAAAAACATGCCTCTAATAAGCGATTATAAGCTTTATAAGACGCTTTCTCAGATAGGTAAATACCTACCTAGCTACCCGCTTAAGAAAACGCTTTATAAAGCTTATAATCGCGTTATAAGCGTATTTTTAAATCCGAGTCTCGGGTTATCCAGAAACATACCCTTAATACGCGTTTATAAAGCTTATAAGACGATTTTTCGGATAGGTAGCTACCTACCTACTTACCTACCTGAAAAATCGCGTTATAACGCTTATAAACGCGTATTAGCGGTATAGGAGGGTAACATGGCTGATAAAAACTGGATACAGAATGCAATCAAAAGAGAAGGTGCGTTAAGGAAAATAGCACAGAGATTAGGTTTAATTCGGGGTGATGAGAAACTTTCTCCTTCTGATTTAAGAGAATTAAAACGGCATGCTAAAGAAACTGACAATACAAGACTTATGAAACAGGTTAATCTCGCTATGACACTTAGAGAAATCAATAAGAAAAGGAGAAAATAAGTTATGGCTAACGCACTTTATGATAAAGGAAGAGAAGCATTCGCTACAGGACAGATAAACTGGTTAAGTGATACGATTAAATGTGTACTTGTATCAAACTCATATACTCCTAATTTAGCTACGCACCAATATTTATCAGATATTCCATCTTCTGCTAGAGTAAAAATATCATCCGCATTCACTAATAAAACAGCAACAAACGGTGTCTGTGATGCGGATGATATTACGTTAACATCTGTACCATCTGGACAGAATGTTACATATGTTGTTATCTATAAAGATACGGGTACAGATTCAACAAGTAGACTGATTGCTTTACTTGATACAATGTCAGGATTACCTATGACAACATCGGGTGCAGATATTATCATTCAGTGGTCAAACGATGCTAATAAGATATTTAAACTTTAGGTCTTTGACAATTTGTTTAATATTTTTATCATGCGGATTGTACGATATTTCTGATATTAACAGAGATTATTTGATTTCTCTACCTGTAACTTTTCAAACTGAATCAGGATTTCAGATTGTTAACTTATCTAGCTGGGACAACGATACACTTTCTTATGAATTTGATAACAGATGGCAAGAATTTTCACAATGTATATCTAATATTCTTTCTGTAACTGTTAGACAACCACAATCAGCAAAATATATCATTCTCGATGTTGATAAATGGAAATGTCCGTATCATGATTGGTGCGGTGGTGAAGTTTATGATTCCTGTATCATTCTGAGTGAAAATCTCGTATTTCTCGAACACGAGTGGTTACACTGGATATATGATTTATCTGAAGCTGAAATAAATCAACTGAAAGGAATCTGCGGAGTTAGCTGATATGCCATTTGCTTACGATACATTTTCTGATACTGCTGGTACACTGCTACAAAATCACACATCTAACAGTGGACACAGCTGGAGTCGTGTTGTTGGTACTGTTAATTTCGAAATTCAGAGTAATCGTGTACAAACACTTACTAGCCCCTCAAAGGTAAGAAATGTTTATGTTGTTTCTGCTACACCTCCGTCTACTAATTATTATGTGCAGGCAGTAGTTGGCGGAGCTGACAACAGCAGTTCTGGTGATATTGTAGGGGTTGTAGCACGTAAGCAAGCTGGAGCTGACACCTACTATGCTTTGCAACTGGTTGGCGGTGCAGATGGGTCAAGATTACTTGAATTAGCGAAATATGTAAGCGGTACAAAGACACAGCTTAGCACTTATTCATTTAACTGGTTGACAAATACTAACTATACACTGAAGCTTGTAGTTGATGGCAATTCATTGGTAGGATATCTTGATGGTATTCAGCGTGTATCAGCGACGGATTCATCAATTACATCTGCAGGACAGGCAGGAATAGTAGCATCCAATAGTACTACTTCGGGTAATTATCGATATTTTGATGATTTTGAAGCGAGTTTACTACCGCAAACTCTTACACAATCTTCAGGTATACAGTCAGGTGAATCGTTTGGTAACAGTATTTTTCAGGTAATTATTCTGCAATCTTCTGGTATTCAGTCAGCAGAAGTTTTCGGATTAGCGAATTTAGCTACGCTTATTCAGCAAATATCGGGTATACAATCAGATGAAACAGTTAATACACCGAAACTTATTATCATATGTAATCAATCAACAGGTATACCATCAGCATTTGCATCTGATATTGCACAGATTAAGAATCTGTTACAACAGTTAACGGGTATACAATCAGCAGAAATTGTTAATGTATCTGCTATTTATCAGCAATTTATGCAATTACTAGGTAATACAGGAGAATTTCAGATTATATCGGCGGGTAATAACACATTCATAGTTATTATCGGTAATAACGATAGTTTTTATAAACTGTAGGAGGTGTAACGATGCCTGCTGTAAGTAAAGCACAGAGAAAACTTATGGGTATGGCGTATGCACTGAAGAAAGGAGAGATATCTCCGAAAGAAGTTTCAAAAGAAGTAAGAAAAATAGCAGAAACAATGACTCTAAAAGAATTGAAGAAATTTGCTTCTACAGATGAAAAAGAATTACCAGCGAGAAAAAGAAAATGAGTTTTATCTGGTGGTGGCAGGATAAAAAAGAATATGCATTATGGAAAAAGTTAAATTCTCTTTCTCTTGAAGCAAGAGAATCGAAGAAATATAAAGAAATCTGTAAACTGATGATAGAAAGATACGGAAACATTTATTTCTACAAACCATATCCGAAACAGGAAGCTGTACATAGAGATACATCACGATACATTTTCGTGCATGGAGATAATTCATCAGGAAAATCATACTGTGTAGCATCGGAGATAGCTTATGAAGTTGTCGGATGGAGTCCTTACAAAGAAATAAGAAAACCTAAATATGGACACAAGTTAATCTGGATATTCACTCCTACATTTGCGATACAGAAAGCTTCTTCTCAGGTGCACCTGTTTTCTACTGATTCTGAAGTTGATATCGGTTTACTTCCACGATTAGAAAAGATTGAAGAGTATGGAGGAAGAGTTATCTGGCAGAAACACGAGAAAGGTGCATTAGAATCGGTAACTTTCCCCGATGGTACGCGAATCGAATTCAAATCAGCTGAACAAAAAGCGTTAACTGTCGCTTCTGCTGGTGTTGATGTTGTTTGGGCAGATGAGTTAATTCCTAAAACAATTTATAACGAGTGTATAGCGAGAATTATCAGAAAAGACGGTAGATTTATCGTGAGTTTTATCGTTGATAATCCATATGATAATTATGTTGTACAGGAATTATACACACAATATGAAAGAGATATAGCAGAAAAAGGATACAGTCAAAGAAGTTTTCATTTCTTTGCTATTGAAGATAACTTATCGTTATCTCCTGACACTATTGAAGAGAAAAAAGCACAGTTTACTGAAGATGAAAGAGTATGGAGATTTTCGGGAGGTAAATTTATGATTCATGTTTTCGGTGACCGTGTTTATCCTTCATTTGATGAGAAATTACACGTAAAAGATGATTTATATACACAGTATGACCCAACACGCACTATCTGGCGTGCGTGGGATTTAGGAAGAAAAAGACCAGTCTGTATCGCGGGACAGTTTGATAAGTTTGGAAGATTACTCGTTTTCTTCTCTCATATGGGAAAAGATATTCAACTTATAGATTTCATAGAAGAAGTCAGCAGATTAACAAAAGAAATCTTACCTAAAGCGAAATTTTTCTTTGAAATTCTTCCTCATGATGCTAGAAGAGGGTCAGATTTAACGAGGCATCCAGTAACAGCAGAAACAATCTTTCAAGCTAAAGGTCTCGTAACGGAAGTTATGTATCTGCATCGAGAATACGCGATTGATATTGTTGAAGATAAGTTAAGACAGTTAAAAGGAGGAGAAGCTATTATACAGATTGATTCGAAATATGCACATCCTTTAATCACCTGCTTACAAGCTTACACAAGAGATGAAAAAGGAAATCCAAGAGAAGACGGTTATTTCGAAAATCTCTCAGATGCATTTAAATTGTTGGTTAGTTTTCTCTTTAAGAATTTATCAGAATCTGAATATGATGATAAATCGGATTCTGCACCAAAATATTTTGCAAATCTGTATTACGGAGTGAGAAATGTCGAAAATTAACGAATCTACAATAAGAGATTTTTACAGAAGTGCACGAGATGAAGCTGTAGAGTATTTCGAGAAATATGTTTTTCCTGATTGGAGTGAGTGTAGAAGTTTATATGCTAACACATATGATTTTGCTAACAAAGAAACATGGCAATCAAAAATGAAAGAACCTGTTGCGGATAATCTCGTGCATAGATTATCTAACTTTCTCGCAAGATTACTTATAGATACACAGAATGGTTATTTTACAGTCACACATCCCGAAAAACTTAGAGAAGACGGATATAAACAGATACTTTCTGCTATTCTTGATGATAATAACTTTCCTCAAGTTTTTGCTGATGCTTTAACGTGGGGTTTAATAACAAGTATTTCTGTTTTAAAAGTTATTTATCAGATAGATGAAGTTACTATTCCTGTATACGATTCTGAAAAAGATTCTCTTGATACAAAAAGAGAAATCGAAGGAAGAGTAAAAATCATTCCTGTTAATCCGTTTAATATAAGAATTGACCCTGTAAGAATGAATTACGTTATAGAAGAAGAAATAATCAGTTATTCGGAATTTCTCGATATGGCAAGGAAATTTAAATTCGTTAATGTTAATCAGATAACTCCAGATAATTCGTTATCAGCTTCTTTCAGAAAAGATATCTTACATCCTGTAAGAAGCAAAGTTGTTGTTTTACATCATGTTTATACAAAATACCTTGTAGACTCACAGAATAACGTCATTGATAGAAATATTTACTTTCTTATAGCTAACGGTCAGCATGTTGTTTTCTATGCTAAAAACTATCTACCTAACGGTAGATTTCCTTATGTTATAGGTCAACCTGTTAAATCTCTCGTAGGAGTATATGGTCGCGGTTATTTATCACGAATAAAAGATGTTATCAAAAATTATCTTGACCTTCTCAATCTTATTCAGGATGCGTTTCATTTAAGTGTACTCGGTGTTTATGAGTATGATGTTTCTTCAATCGTTAACGAAGGAAAACATCAATTCACGCGAAGTATCAAACCGATGACTTTCTACCCTGTTACTAAACCGAATTCAATCAGACAGGTTTACAATCCTGTTAATCCTGTCACTGCTGTGCAGTTTCTTTTTGTACTCGATAGAATTCTTCAAAACAGAAGCTATCAAACTGAATTCTTTATGGGTATGCCTACAGTAAAAGGTAGACCAACAGCATCGGAAGTATCTATGAAACTTCAGGAATCAATGCGTACACTTACTGATACAGCAAGTAACATAGAAAATTCAATTATACAACCTGTACTTGAGTTAGCATTAATGACTGAGTTGATTTATCAGGATAACAGATTTCATGTCGATTATTCTGAATCTATTAACTCTCCTGAAGCTTATATGCACGTTAAGTCTCTCAGTTTCTCTGAAAGAATGAACGATTTAAGAAAGCTAAAAGTTAGAGTTTACGGTTTATCTGGAAGACTGAAGAAAATGACTTCATTTGAAAAGATTATCAGCATTCTTAACGTACTCGGTAACATGCCGACAGTTATACAGGCAATTGATGGAAAGAAACTTGTTGAAAAAATATTCTCTTCAGTTGAGGAATCTCCTGAAGAGATTTTCAATATGTCAGCTTTTGATAACGTATCATCAGAAGCTTTACAACAATTATTAACAGGAGGTGTAATAAATGAGTGATGAAAAGAATACACAAGATACACAGCAAACTGTTTCTCAAACGCAAGCTGTGTCTAATCAGATTCCTGATATACAGCAAATTGTAGGAATGACTACGCTTAAGTATCTGAAACGTGCAGAATTATTTAAGAAATATGCTGAGAAACTGTCTCCTAAAGATAGAAATCATTATCAACTACTTCTTAAGGATGTATATGCTAATTTACCTGACGATAACATTGATGATGAAAAGATTTTTCAAACAGTTTATGATGAGTTAGCAAAGTTAGAAAAGAATAACGCTGATAATGCAGATAATCAGCAAACAAAAACAGATAATAAACAAACAGTTTCTCCTCCTCCTTCTCCCGCTATGAATCAAACTGTTACTGATAATAACACGATGTTTACTCCTCAACCTGACTATCCGCTTGCTGATGATGAAAAATATTTTAAAGCAAGACTTAAACATCATTTAGCAACACGAAAATTAAAAACAACAACTGAAAATTTCGTGGACAATATCTTGTCCCAAATAATAACATCATAGGAGGTGAATAAACATGCCTGTAGGAATAATAAACTGGATAGATAAACAGGATTTTTTAGCTAAACCTAAGCTAGACCAAGAAATCAGAATTCAGGGGATGGCACTGACTGTCCTTCGCACTATCTCTTCTCCTATAAAAGCGTACGGTCAGAAGAAAGGGTCGACAGTGCAAATAACGAAATCTTATAAAATGACTGTTGACACAAATCCAATTTCGGAGTTGTCTTCTATGCCTCTCGAATCTCTTGATTACGGAAAAGTACTGGTTTCTGTTGAAGAGTACGGTAGAGGAGTCGGTGAAACTCATAAAGTTACAACTCTTTCTGAATTAGACGAAACAGCTAATGCAAAACAGATGCTTGCACAAAACATGAGTGAAACACTCGATAAAGTTGCGTACAAGTACGGATTTTCAGCAGGCGACTATTTCTACGTACCTACTGGTACTTCCGCTTCTCCTAGCGGTGTTTTCGAATTCGGTACTGCACCAACAACTTCAGCTACAAGACATATACAGCTTTTTGACATTCAAACAGTAGTAACAAAACTGAAATCTATGAATGTACCCAAGTATGATGGTGCTTATTATGTCGGTATTTTCTCTCCTTCAGCAATGTTTAGACTCTTTCGCGATACTACAACAGGCGGTATGTGGGAAGCATTCAAGTATGCACAACCTGAAGTTTTAATTCGCGGTGAACTCGGTAGTCCTATCTACGGTTTACGTGTAATTGAAGAAACAAACTCTCTTTCAACAGTACTCGGTA